AACAGCTCAAGTGTTTCAGCCAAGCAAAATTCACCCGGCTGCAGCATGAACGGGTCATCCTCTGTTCTGTCTGAGATGTCGATCCGCAGCAGCTCAGGGTCGCAGATGTTTTCAACCATCAGATACAGACCTAGCCGCAAGTCCAAGCTGGCTGGGTTCAGCAACTCTGCGTCAAACGGGACGACCATCTGGCTTTTTTGACACCGAGCCTTGATCTCCCAGTCACACAGAACCGTCATTCGCTGCTTTTAAGTGCAACCTATTGTGCCTCGACAAATATGGCCCAGCCGCTCCTAGGGCCATTCACTTGCCAACGTTGATGGAATGCAGCCTGGCGCACGCTGACGCGATAGCCAGAAAGTGCTGGGTTGTGCGTGCCCCTCTCAATATCTGGCAGGCCCAAAGGGTCCGACATAAGCCAGCTCGGGTCGTTGCTGTATCGCGATTGGTAGCCGTGAAGCACAGACCAATGCCCGCAAATTTCCGTTTCGCTGCCGCACATAGCCGGTTCACCACGCAGCATGTTGCCTCGGTGATACCAGCCGACCATCACAGGATTGCCAGCGTCAATGGCCTCCATCACGTCCTCTGCATCCGCATTGTCTACAAAGCGAACCTGCAGGCCCAAGCTCCTTAAGGCTTTGACGTGAGCGTAAACAGAGGTTGTGTCACCGAAAGGTCTAAGCACAGCTTCATACTGCTCCTGCGTGTTTACGCGCCGGTAGAAGGCGGCGATCATGCTTGACGATGACGTGAAACATTTTCTTGCACCCCCAGGCAGGTCGAGCTGTCTGAAGTAACGAGGCACATAAACCTCCTGGTCGATCCCACTAGCCTTCCACGCCTGAAACCATTCAGCATCTTCGCTGAGCAAATGCTCGGGCATGGCCTCCTCCAGCTGCTTAATGGCAGCCATGCGGTGAGGCACGTCTGGTTTATACCACTCAAAAAACGGCAAGAGCGCGAATCCCATCGCTGTCAGCAGCAGGGTCACTTGGATGATGCCGCACAACGCTTACTTTTCCACTCTCGTGGTCGGATACATGAACTTGACCACATACGAGACGACTTGGTCATCGATTTGCGATTCGGTCGATTCGCTATAAGCGGTCAAAAGATCGACCACCAATTTTTTTACCCCTTCCGATTGCAAGAAACGGAACAGGATTGGGCGGATCAGTAGCAGCATGATTGCGCTTTGAACTGCATCAATACCTTAGTTCCGATTGCTGTGCCCTTCCAGCCGTGCCACTGACTGCTCCAAATTGGCTAGTCGAGCAAAGATCTCTTGATCGCGAGTCCTGATGTCTGCGTGGAGAACATCAAGCCGACTGGCTAAGTTGTCCACGGCAGTGGTCAGACGTATTAACGAGTCGCGGCCCTGCTGGCTCTGCCGGTTCATGCCGGTTAGCCCAGCAGACGCAACACCAACAGAGGCCCCAGCTACAGCAGCCCAGACTTCAACCACCATTCGACCTCTAGCGTCAAACCATCATGGCAGAAACAAAGGAGACAAAGTCGGAGGAGCAGGAGGACCACGGCAATGGGTGGCTAGGCGACTTTGTGCGCCTGACCATCATGATCTGGGCGATGGGCGTAATCACCGCCAACTACCTGGGCATGTTCAAGCAGTCAATCGATGTGACTTTCAGCGCGAGTTTGCTGAGTTCAACTGCTGCCAGCTATGGCCTATCGGTAGGCCGTAACGGTCAAAAGAAGAAAGAAGAGAAGAGCGTTATCGTTGACAACAAAGACACCAAAGCTGGCATCAAATGACCCGGGCACTTTTGGTATTGGGCATCACATTGGCAGCTGCTTTGCCTGCTAAGGCGGACCTCACACATCGACTGAGTAGCAGCGTTCAGTTAGATGTTGGGGGCGCTTCAACCCGCGCTGTTCGTTTGTCAAATAGCTACAGCATCAGCGGAAGCGGAGTTGACACATCAGTCACCGCAGGTGGTAACACCACTGCTGACGCTCTTGGTGGGCTTGGCGCAGCAACCAACGGCGTCAATGCGATCACAATTCCAGACGCAACTCAAAAAACCGCCGGAAACGCTTTTACATTCAGCACCAGCTATTCAGCCGGGGACTTGGTGCCCACGTCAGCCCCGACCGTTGGTGAGGTTCCAGCCTTTGGCGATGTGACCAGCACGGCTGCGGGAACTAATACTGGCTTAAGTGGATCTGTGACCACGGCGGGGACCGTAACGATTGCCCCAGGCGGAGCCAACACCAGTGCCATCGGTCAGGTGATCAGTGAACTGCAGAGCCGCTAGTGCATTACTGCTGCTCATGGCATCTCCAGCAGCAGCTGTGCCTGTAGTGCCGAATTTTTCGCAGGGAATTGTCTCCTCTCACAGCGAGTCAAAGACGGTTGTACGCGAGAGCATTGTCTCTGAGAGCTATCGCACAGGCTTTGAGTACAGCGTCAGCGGAACTGGCGTTGAGCCAACTAGCGGTGTAGTTAGCCCGTCAGCAGGCCCCACGTCACTAAACCTTTCAAGCCGCACAACTTGGAAGCAAACCGTTCCAGGGGCAGCCTTTCAGTTTGCGGAAACCTATAGCGGCCCTGGCCTGATTGAGAAAGTAACGATTGAGCGTGAAACCCTGATTGAAACTGTCGTTGACTCCACCAGCACGTTTAGCCAATGAGAGCAGCTGTTGCAGCCTTTTCGTTTAGCTTTTTGTATTGCTTGCCTGCCGCAAGTCAGGTCAGTGCAACTGCATCTCCGGTGAGTAATTCATCGGGCTCAGTTGTTAATCAAGCGGTTCAAATAACGCCAGGTCAATATCAAAAGTTCAGCTATGGATCCGGGATTCAATGTGACGGAGCAACGTTAAATATCTCGCCGTTTGTTTCGTCCACGCATTCTTTTGGCAAGCCAGACAATCAGTATTATCAAGAGCCGGTCTATGACAACAGCGATAACTATGGCTTAATCGACCCAGAGACAGGGCTGGATGGGCCCGATGGGGTGCCTGACAATCCCGGTCGCGTTCTGTTTATGAAGCCGATGAGGACGGGCTACCGCAGCAACTACAGCAATAATTTCGGCATCACGGCCACCTTCTCAGTGCCATTGGATTCCAGGCCCCTAAATGAGTGCCTTAAATCGGCTCGTGCTCAAAACGATCTGTACCAGCAAGCCTTAGCCGACAAAAGGCTCAACTACGAGATGGGAAGGCTTTCCGCCTGTGCGAAGGCACTGCGTGAGGGTTATGGCTTTGCCAAGACCTCGCCGTTTTATTCCATCTGCGCTGATGTCGTTTTAAAGCCCGTTCCAGTGGAAGATCACACGCACCAGATCATTTACCCAGAGCGCGCCTCAGATCGCGAATGGCTTGATTCCGGTGACGCTGAATCACCCGCCGCTGCTGTAAAGATTCCAGTTTCTCCTTACGGCCAAGCTTCTGATTGATCTTCTTCACCACCTTCTTCGTCAAAGGCTTGGCCAGCTTCTGCAGAACTGAGGCTATGGGCTTGCTGAAGATAGCCATTGTGGTCGCCAAGGCCGCAGTCATGGCGATCGAAAACGTCGGCGCTGCATCAGGGAGATAGTTGTTGACTATTTGCCCGACAGGCACGGGATCCCATATCTTCACGCACTTGCCATCCTGCAGCTCATATCCAGCAAGAACTTTGGTGGAGAGCTTGTTAAAAGAACCTATCTCTTGGGCTCCGTAGGGTGGGCAGGGCGGATCACCCGTTGGCATACTGAAATCGCCGGTAGCCAAGGCCGGCGTTGTGTCCAGAGGGGCTCGGGTCGGAGTTGATCTCTCCGGCCTTTTTATTTGCGCTTCAGGCGGCTTGACCCAAGTGAAGTCTCGTGGCCTGTAATCCGGCGCTTCATAAACAGGCACCGCTCCATCACACAAGGTGATCACACCGCGTAAATCATCCTCAAACGTTTCAACGCCTTTCCCCTGCGTGATCCTGGCGCGAACGCAGCCAGGCATATCAATAACTGGAAAGCGTGCTGACGTAACTGGTGGCGCTGCTGGTAAAACAGGTGCTGGTATTGGCTGACCAACAGAGATCATTGGAACGCCGATTGCATTCACCCCAATCTCAGGAATTTCCGGCATGAAGTCAGAACGGTTTACAGCAGGTCAGCTCTGGATTGAACGTAACCGCAGACGCGAAGGCCCGCCTATTGTTTACACCGTTATGTCAGGCGCAACAGCAAGGCCATTCACTGATCACAAAGCCATCCTCAAGTGGGTCAAATGGCCGAAAGGTACGCCAACTGGTGACGCTTTACGCGAATGGCTTGCGTCGTTTGAGCAGAAAGCTGAGGCACCCGCGCCAGAACTTGATATGGCAAAAATCAAGGCTGAAGGCTTCGGGCCTGAAGCTCATGACGACGATCCAACCGCCAACACTAAAAT